ACTGTCTCTGATTAGAATTAAATGCTTCTTGTGTCTCAGCAGTAAATTCATCAGGTTTTAAGTTTGATTCAATTCCACCTTCATTACTCATGGTATCCCATGGTTGCTCAGGATTTATTATCTCTTGATCAGGTGTTTGATCTTCTTCAAATTTCTTTTCTTCTTTCTCACCTTTACCTGTAGATAGATCTTCTAATGGATTAGAGTCATCAGTTCCATTCTTGTCATTCTCAACATACACTGGATCAGAAGTTTTGTTATCATCTTTATCTTCTTTCTCTGGATGAGCATCTAACTCTGGTAACTTCATAGCAATTTCTTCTTCTGCATCTTTAAGGTTATTGTATATGAGAAGACATAATTCTAAAACTTCTTCAAAAGTTTCTAAACCTTTACATGTTTCAACGATAGGTAATTCATCTTCTTTGAAAGGAATAACTTCAAATGCACCTAACTTAAAGTATAGATTAATACGATCAATGAAAGCAAACTCAGTAAAATCTTTACCATCTATTTCAAAGAAATCTTTTATATGTAATTCTTTGTATCCTCTATAGAAACTTTTTGATAGACCACCATATCTTCTCTTCATTAACTTCTCAATACGTGCATCCTCTATTACATTTACAAATGAAGGAGGAACATTTTCGTATCTACCTTTCTTCCATTCTTCTACTGGTGTATATAATGCATGTCCTACCTCATGACCTACAAGCATATCATATACACTCTCAGATGCATCCCACATAGGTAAAACCAATACTCTAGTTTCTACATTAAAGAATGCAGTAGATACTTGTCTGTGCTCAACAATGAGGTTTTCTGTTGCTAGTAGTTTAGCAAGATTGTCTTTGACTTCAAAGTTTTTCATGACTGTTCGATTAATATATTACCATTATAATGAGAAAACCGCCCCTTGGGACGGTTGAGTAGACACTTTAATAACTGTCCACGTCGTTTTCTTGCTTGACGTAGTGCTTGTGGCTTCAAGGTACGCTTCTGCTGTTTCTTAGAGTGATGTTGCCAGTTCGGAAGTTGTGCCATCGTACTGTTTGGGTTTAGAGAAATTCTTATACTTAGTAAATTCTATCACATTGTCAAACTTATCGACAATCTGTTCACCTTTATGTGAGATAACAAACACATTATTACCATCAGTGATATTGTATAGTATCTTCATAAAGTCCTGTGTACCATTATTATCTAAGGAACTATCAAAGATCTCATCAAGGATAAGAATATTTGTATTAACTGAATTCTTTAGTTTAGCAATCTCTCTCCATGTAAAGAGTAACGCTAAGTCAATTCTCATCTTCTCTCCTTCAGAGAAAGAAGCATAGGAGAACTCGTCTCTAAACCTTGACTTAATTGTTTCATTGAACATATCATCAAGGTTAAAGTTGACATAGAACTCTAACTTCTGAAGGTATTTATTAATAAGATCATTCATTACAGGTAGATATTTTCTAATAATAGATGACTTGACACCTCCATCTTTAAGAAACTCTGACACCATCTTAAGATCTTCTCTTTTGTTAATGACTTCTTTTCTTAGTATTTCTTTTTCTCTACCTTGTTGTATTATCTTTAATAACTTATCTTTTTCTTTATCAACAGAACCATCATCAGTTTTTATGGATTCAATTTCTTTCTCTATCTCTTTGATTTTCTTTGTCTTCCAGTTTATATCACTGAGAGATTGTTTTATCTTAATCTGAGATTCTTTAATAAGAGTAGATATCTCATTACGTTCAGTTAAATCTTTATCTAAGAGTTTATGTTCTTTTGCAATTTTATCTAATGCTTCATTCAACTTAGAAACTTTATCCTCATCAGTAGATACCATAGTATCACGTAGATCAAATTTTATATCCTGATGACAGGTAGGACAACTTGCATTACCTTTAAAGAATTTAATTTCTTTTGTTAGATCTTTAATTTTACTATTAAATTTTACTTTAAAATCTCTTAGGTTCTGTATTCTTTCAGTAGGATCTTCTCCTTCTGATAATTCAAATGTCAAACTATCTACCTCTCTCATATCAAGTTCTATCTCTTCTTCTGCTATAGCAATCTGTTGTTTTAATGATTCTATATTCTCATTCCAATGAGATACATTACTCTGACTTTGTTTTCTTAAATCCTCTATCAGTGTTTTCTGTACTGTAACTTTATCCTTTAATAAAGACATAGCATTTTCCACATCAAACACTTCTTCTTTATTAACTTTAATTCTTTCCTTTAATATAAGATTCATTGTAGAGAATATTCTTATATCAAGTATGTCTTCTATAACATCTCTTCTGCCTGGTGCAGACAACTGCATGAAGGGAACAAAGGTACTTGATCCTAGTACAACTATCTGAGTAAATGATTTATAGTTCATCTTTAGAACATTCTGTTCCAACCACTTCTGTTGATCATTGGTTGCAGAGGATTGATCTAGTAATGTACCGTTCTTATAAATTTCAAATACATTTGGTTTTATTCCTCTCACCACTTTCCATTCTATTTTTCCAATCTTAAACTCTAACTCTACTTTACAATCTCCACAGTTAACTGTATTAACTAGTTGACTCTTATTAATTTTACGAAATGGTTTACTGAATAGTGAAAAGCATAATGCATCTAAGATGGTTGATTTACCAGAACCATTTTCTCCAACGATCAATGTTCTTTCATGACCATTTAGATTTACTTCAGTAAAGTTGTTTCCTGTACTCAGGAGGTTTTTCCATTTTATAGTTTTAAATTCAATCATACTCTGGGTGGAATAATAATGTCATCAGGGGTAACTACACAATAAGTATATCCATGGTCTTCACATATTTGAACAGCAATATCATCTTCTACTTGAATGATCCTCATGTCAGGATAATCTTCTGCCTTTAGTAATTCAGCGTGTCTCTCTGCATCTTCCTCCTCCTCAAACAGATACAAAACATTATTTGATCCAACGTTGGGAGCATATGCACCTTCATCCTCCTTTCCTTTTATTGTTAAAATAAACATTATTCTAGTTGGATGGACTCTGCATATATTGAATTGACAATTGATTTTAAATTGTCTTTGCCATGATAATCAAGGTGGTCAATATACTTTTCTAAGTATGTTAGAGTTCCCTCTATCTCGATGTCGCCAGTTTCTGGGACAAATTGAACTGTGTTGTCAATAATTTTTAAATCATGTATCCCTATATTATAGAGTCGTTCTATTAAATTGTCAAATTCATAATAGTTTTCTTTCTTTTCAACTATGAGTTTTATAAACTTATCTTTATACTTCTGAAGGTTTACGGTTTGATAGTTCGTAGTAGAATCATCATAGAAAATCTTCTCAAACATATAGTGAGGATTTTGTATGAATTTCAATCTCCTAGTTTTTGTATTGTATAAATGGAATCCTCTTGTCTCAGAATAGTCATTCCAATATGTCTGATAAGGATTACCAAGATATCTTATATTGCCATTGCTAGATCTAGTATGGAAGTGACCAGAGTAAACATTCTTAAACTTATCAAACTTCTCTATACTTAATCCATGATCCATGATAAAACCAGGATGTGCCTCGAATCCTTTAAACTCTAAGTGACCCATACATATTTCTGCTTTAGTGCTGTCTATCTCCTCATATGTTTCTACTTCATTTTCTATACAAATCCAAGGAACAAAACAGATATCTAAACCTTCTATATTAAGAGTGGTTGTTTTTTCTATACATTCAACATTATTATAGTGACTCATAAGTAAATCAACTGTGTTAATGTTTAACGTGTTTTTATAATAAGCAGTATGGTTACCAACTAAAGAATATATTTTAATGCCCATGTCAGCAAGAACATCAAAGTACTTTTCTTTTGCCCAGTTTAATGACCAGAAATCTATTTGTTTTCTATTGTCAAAGGTATCTCCTAGATCTAACAATGTTTTAATATTGTTTTTCTCTAGAGTAGGAAAGAATGTATCATTATAAAATTCTTCCATATAGTCATGGAACACTTTGCTACCTTTACGTAATCCAAAGTGTTGATCAGTAATAATTCCTATCATATTATTGGTTTTGTAAAATATCTATAAAAAATATATGCACAATAGCATATACTAAACACAAAGAAAATTTTCTCAATCATTGCCTATACCTCTGTTCAAGTGATGTCTTAATACCTTCATACTCTGCTTTGTTTCCATAAGCATCAGCAGAGAATAGTTCGTTATGACCTGACTTCTCTATTATTTTAGTTTTTATATCTACTTGTTTCTTTTCCTTTTGTATCCTACGTAAGAATGCATAGTAAATTATCTGTGTGAAGTATGCAAAAGGGTTTCTAGATTTATTAGGATCAAAGTTATCAATGTATGTAATACAGTTCTCTATGCCATCACCTATCATATCATCTTTAAACATGTAGTTGACAAAGTTAGGTTTATATGATAAATGTTGTGCTATCTTTAAAAAGCATGAACCTATGTACTCTCCCACAGGAGGTTTCTTAAGTCCTTTTAACTTAGCAATCTCTACGTTGTCTTTGTACTCGATAATTGCTGCTAAGAACTCTTTATTGTTAACGTAATGTTCCTTGCTTTTTGCCATTAAATGTTGCTATCCTTGTCCACCTATCATAACATACTTTAGGGGACTTGACAAGTGGTTGTAATGTGTGTATAATAACTGTGTCAACGGTTAAGGGATAATACTAAGCTTTATCTGGATCTTCTTTCTTAAATTCTATACGGAAGATCGTTTCTAGATACTCTCTCGCCATATCAACAGATCCAATCAAACCAGTTTTTTCATTTAGTGGTATACGACCTCTTGTTCTTTTTTGTGGAATAGGAGGTTTCTTTGTATGACCTTGCATCTTAGCAAACTTCTCTGCTTCATTTAATTTAATTAATGTAGTTTCATAGAACTGAGCAGTAAAGGAACTCATTTCTTTTATACACAATAAGTCCTCTCCATATATTGTAAAACTATTCTCATGTGATACTTTCATCCAAGGTTTAATCTTTACACCTTGCATGATACCAGGAATATCTACTTCTTCTACACAGATTGGATTCTCAATAACCAGTAGGTCTTCCTCAGGACATGCTTCTTTTACAAAGCATAGGATCTCTTCCTCTGATTTGAATTTAATACTAGCGTAAAATGAATCCATGTTACTGTTTAAGTTTTACTTTAATAAGTTCATAGTCGAAGTTTTCTTGATTGTATATCTTTACTCGTTCAAACAAATGATGAAGAGTATAGTTGGTATTCTTACCATTATTTGATATATCATCTGCAATATCATACAGTATTGCTTCATTCTTATTTTCACCCTTCCTTAGGACTCTACCTATTGATTGGAGGTTTCGTACTCTGGATTTTGACGGTGACGCAAAGATAATGTTGTGAAGACGCTTAATGTTAATTCCAGTTGAGAAGGTGCCGTAACTGGCAACAATGATTGCATTGTCTTCATTCTCGGTAATGCTCCTAATTTCTTCACGATCTTTGGTCTCTACACCTCCATGAACTAAGAATACTTTACGTTCAGTGGATGCACTATTATTTATCATATCATAAAGTGGTTCTCCGTGCTTCTCTACGTAGTTGAATAGGACTAATGTATTTCCACTAAGGTCTAATGCAAGTTTTTTAATAAAGTTATTCCTTCTCTCATGAGTTACTATCCATTCTATTTCCTCTGGATAATTATCAAACTTAGTATATGGATGTATTAGTGTGATAATTTTTATCTTTAACCTAGACAAGTAACCTTG